GCTCTTTGTAATCTTGTAAAGTTTCCTTCTTTATCTTCTGGTGGATTAAACGTGTCATCTTTTTCTATAGCTTTTTCCGCGCCACTACCAGTTTCTTTTACTTTATAAACTTCGTTCATATATGTTTTATAATTAAAATATAAAACTTGAACTTTATTATTATCTATTTCTCTACGATTAAAAGAGCCTTCGTTATAATTTGATTGACTATAACTTTTATTTTTTACTATATCTTCTAAATCTTCTTGCTCTAAAAATGGAAACTCTTTAGCAAGTTCATTTACAGGTATAGATTTAACTTCACCAACATAATATAAATCTTCAAAATAAGGTGATTCTGTATATGAATAAACTAAGTCTGCTGGATCAACATACTTAATAGTTACACCTTCAGAAGTATTAAACTCTGTTTTAACAGCACCAATACCAAGAACTGTTAAGTCGTAATAAAAACGTTTTTTAATTAATTCGTATCTATTACCTTCCATTAAAACATTTAAAGCTTGTTCTTCTGCTAGTTCTACAGCTTGCTTATAAGTAAGTTGCATATGTAACGCTAACTCTTCTTCAGACTCAGGTAAAGTTTCAGGATCATTTTCAGATATTTGAATACCAAAAGCTTGTTCAGTATATTTATTTAAATCAACACTTCTCATATCACCTAGTATAGACTCCATGTATTGAGTTCTTTTTTCTACACCATAAGGATCTTGTGAGTAAGCTTTTATATCGTAAGTACGTTCAGCTATACCGTTAACAACTATATCAACAAACTTAGGTATTATAGGTACAGGTTTCCAATCAAGGTTTAAGTAGCTTAAGTCACCGTTTATAGATAACTCATCTTTATACTTTTGTATTGATTGTTCACCTCTAGCGTATAATCTTAAATTATGATAATTGTTCTTGTTAGTTGTGTATCTAGTTTGATTATAGTCATTGTAAAACCACTCTGTTTCAATAGCTTTAGCAACTTTTAAACCATAGTCATAGCTTAACTTTTCAGCATCACTTACAACTTGACTTGGAAAATAACTTTTTATAACAGACTCTGCCATATATTTATTTTATTATTTTAGAATTATAACCAGTATTACTATATCTAGCTATGTTTATATTTACTTTTTGTTTTTCAACGTTTGGATTTGGAGCATATAAATGTCTATTGCAAGCCATAATAGCTAAACCACTACTAATCGTTGCGTCAAATTTTGTACGTTTATTTATATCAAACTTACCCCAATCGTTTAGTGTTCTATTAAAGTACATGCTTCCATAACTACCTGTTTGCATTTGACCAACGTGACCTTGTATGTACGTTTCTATTGCAGCAGCATGTGCTTGTTTTATATCTTCACTTGAATTAGGTATACCACCTATTTCTTTTTCAGCTGTTGACAGCTTGTTCCAAGATCTATCAGGTCTATTCATACTATAACCTCTATAACCACGTCTTCGTAAATAGTATAATAATCTTGGTTTATTATTCTCTGCAAGCAACGGCATACCATAAAAAACTAACGCCATAAGTACATCTTCAAAAAATATATCAGCAGTCTGTGGTCTAGCTATATATTCTAAAAAAAACTGATTCGGCGGCGCGTCTTCCATGCTAAACTTTGTAAGCCCATGTAAAGAGCCTTTTGAACCTTTACCGTCTACAGTACCGCTAATATCGTAGCTGTCGCAGCCAAAAGCGCCCAGATGATCGTTGCCAGGATATTTGATTCCATTTTTTATTATAATTTTATTTTGTAAATTTGACGATGGTACCCAGCTAATATTAAACCTACCTTTTGGATCTGGATAAAATATTACTTGTGTATCTTTTATACCGTTTACCCATTGAAAATTACCTATACTGATAGGTGGTTGTGTACCTTCGTTATAATCTATTTGTTCGTATATTCTAACTAAATTAAATATACTATTTTTTGCTTCATCTCTAAACGCATGCTCTTCAGTTCTTGGAAACTGTCTGTAAAACTCGTTTAACGCATCTTGATCGTTTTTTAAACCATCAGCTTCATTTTGCCAATGATCTATAATGCCGTAATCTATTAATTCACCGTCTGGTCCGTATACATCATTACTTGGACTATTAAAGACTGGATGTCCGTATTCGTCAATAAATCCTTCGTAGTTCCACTCCATTGGGATAAAGAGAGAATAAAGCCCAGACTTTGTCTGTCCATTACGGTTTCGTCTATTAACATCTGAGTCATTGTATAGTTTTTTAAAGTTATCACCACCTTTATCAAGAGCGTTACTAGTACTACCCATCATACACTTACCAACTACTTTAGCACCTAAACGTAAACATGTTTTAGTTACACGCCAATTATTTAGTATGTTATCAGGTCTTTCCCATTTACCACTTTCATCGTGTACTAATAAGTTTAACTTTTCACCGTCATAACTATTATCACCTGTATTTTTCCAGTCTATAGTTGTATCTAATCCTTGTAGATCTTCTTGCTTTTCGTTTGCAGTAATTTTTCTACGAGTAAACTTACTCGCAGGTACACGGTAAGCAAGCTCAGACTTAGGTCTATCCATACCATCTTGTATCGGTTTAAAGAAAAACGGATAGTTAACAGATATTGGTACAACTTTGTCTGTAAACATTTTCTTTGCATCTGATCCACTTTTTGATAATATACCATATCTACTATCACTTGATATTGTAGCTAAGTTAACTGTTTCGGCTGATGACATAAAAGAAAAACCAGATCGTCTATTTTTTAAGTAGCACATACCATAGCATCTTTTATCAGCTTTGCACGCTTCCCAAAATATGTAGAATAATCTATTAGCTTCTCTAAAATCAGGCGCGCCAACATCTATTTTACTCCATTGTAAATACATATAGTGACTACCTGTTATGTACGTAGACTTACCGTTGTTTTTAAACCAAAAACCTTCATCTCTTCGTTTAAACTCTTCGTCTATATAATCATACCATTGGTCTTTAGCTTCTTCAGGATAACTACGCCAGTCAAATATATTTTTTAGTTTAGATAATTCTTTAGGATACTCTAACCTTTGCCATTTGTTTTTACTGTGCACATGCACTCGCATTG